CAAGTTCTTCTTCCACTAGTATTCCTAAATATTATGCAAATTGGGATGAAAACTATTGGGTTGTAGCTCCTACGCCAGATACCGCTTATGCCATTACGATGGCTTTTAATAAAGAGCCAATAAGTTTAACAAGTACTACCTTACCTGCTGCGGCTCCCGCAGCTACAAATGGAACCTATGTATCCAATAAATATCAGGATTTACTTTTATACGCATGTCTGGTAAATGCATATGGGTACTTGAAAGGTCCGATGGATCTGTTACAACACTATGAAAAGCTTTATAAAGAAGCTTTAGAAACGTACGCGACGGAACAAATGGGTCGTAGACGCAGAAACGAATATCAGGATGGAGTTATTCGTCTTCCTATTAAATCAGAATCCCCATCAACTTTTTAAGGAGATAAAAAAATATGGCAAACGTAATACCTTATTCATTCCGTGGAGAATTATTCACTGGAACACATAATTTTGCTTCGGGAGGCGATAGTTTTAAATTAGCCCTTTATACATCAAATCCTTACAACACATCGAGTACTGTTTATTCAGCAACAAATGAAGTAAGTGCTTCTGGAACTAATTATACTACAACTGGAAATACTTTGACGGGTAACGCAGTCGCTTATTCAACAGCAGTTGCATCTTGTGATTTTGCTGACAGTACATGGTCCTCAGCTAGTTTTACAGCAGCTTTTGCAGCGATTTACAATGATGATCAATCAGATAAATTATGTGTAGTATTAGATTTTTCAGGAAGTAAAACTGCTTCGGCAGGTACGTTTAAAGTTTCATTCCCAGATCCATCAACACCGGCGGATGCAATTATAAGCATGGCTTAAAGAGATTAAAAAATGGCATTAGTAATAAATGACAGAGTAAAAGAAACCAGTACATCAACTGGAACAGGTACTTTTGATTTAGATGGAGCTGTAACAGGCTTTGATACTTTTGTTGCTGGTATTGCAGATGGTAACACAACTTACTATGCAATTTTTCATCAAGGAACAGCTGAATGGGAAGTTGGCCTTGGAACAGTAACAGATGCAACACCTGATACGCTTGCAAGAACTACGGTTATAACAAGTTCTAATTCAGATTCAGCAGTTACTTTTACCGCAGGTACTAAAGATGTATTCTGTACTTTACCTGCAAGTAAAGCAGTTTATTTAGATGCAAGTGGAGACCCAGTAGGAGCAATAGCCAGTGTTGCAGAAGATACTACACCACAACTAGGTGGAAATTTAGATGTTAATGGAAATGATATTGTTTCAACTTCAGACGCTGATATTGATATTATTCCAAACGGAACAGGCGATGTTAATCTTGGAGCAGATACAGTTCAAGTAGGTGATAATGATGCTAATGCAACCATCACTACGCAAGGCACAGGAGATTTAATTTTAAATACAAACAATGGAACTAATGCTGGAAATATAACCTTACTAGATGGTGCAAATGGTAACATTAATTTAGCTCCCAATGGAACAGGAGAAATAGTTGTTGGGTCAGGATCCGCGGACGGAGATATTACTACCAGTGGCACATACGATTTAATTATAGATACTTATGGCGGGACTAATGCTGGTAACATTACCTTGACCAATGGTGCAAATGGTGCAATTACTTTAACTCCAAATGGAACTGGAGTTGTAGCTATTGCGGGTTCAATGAACCCATCGGTGTCTTCAACAGGCAAAGCATTAATAATGGGATTTTAATTAGGAGGAAAATATGGCAAGTGAAGTATTAAAAGTAAAGTTAAATGCAGCACTATCTAATAGTGAAGTAGATCTACTTACAGTAGCATCTGGACACACTTATACGGTGTTGAACATTTCTATTTGTGAAACGGCAGGTGCGGCTGAAACTTTCGATCTTTATATTAGAGATGATGCTGGTGCTAATGATTATGAGATTTATTCAGATCAAGCCCTAGCTGCTAACGCAACTTTTGAACATACGACAAGAATTGTGCTTGAAGCAACCGATGTGCTTTCTGGTAAATTAGGTAGTACTGGAAATGTTGACGTAGTTATTAGTTATTTAGATCAAACCTTATAATAGGAGATAAAAATTTATGAGTGGAAAAGTAGGAGATAACCCATATAGAGCTTCAGGAGTTGTTGCGGCTGCTGCTGGCGGCGGTGGATTTGAATGGTGTTCATCTATTCAAAGCACTGCTTTTTGTGCTTCAGCAGGCAAAGGTTATTTTGTTAATACTTGTGGTGGTGCAGTTACAGTTACCTTACCAGCAACAGCAAGTGCAGGAGATACCATAGAATTCAAAGATTATAAAAGAACATGGGGATGTAATGCCTTAACAGTCAATACAAATAGTTTAAATTTTCAAGGAACGGCCTCCGCTGCTAATGTTAAATACGACACCGCTGGAGAGGGGGTAACCATAGTTTATTCAGATGCTACAAGAGGTTGGTTGCCAACCGTTGATGATGATGCGTCTTGTAAAAATACTTATAGTATCCAATTCTTAGTAGTCGCAGGTGGAGGTGGAGCTGGCTATTATTATGGAGCAGGGGGTGCAGGGGGTTATAGACATGTTTCAACAAAAAATTTTTCAGTAATACCAGGAACCACTTATCCAATTACGATAGGTGCAGGAGGTGCAGGCGCACCTAGTGGCCCAGGAAACGGAACGCAAGGGTGTTCTTCAGTTTTTTCAACCATAACATCCGCAGGCGGAGGTTTTGGTGGTGGAGGGGATCCCCTTCCGCCAGCAGGAGATGGAGGTTCAGGTGGAGGAAGTGGTTATCTTTCACAAAATCCAGGAGGATCAGGAAATACTCCAGACACAGGTCCTACACCATCAGGATCTCAAGGAAATGATGGAGGAAATGCAGGACCAAGTGGAGCTGGGGGTGGAGGCGGCGGTGGTAGTGGAGCTGGAGGAAATGCGCCAGGACCAGGAGTAGCTGGAACTGGTGGTGCAGGTGGATCATCCTGTATTTCAGGATCTTCTGTCGAAAGAGGTGGCGGTGGAGGAGGATCAGCCACTGGAGGAGGAACAATTGGAACAGCAACTGGAGGTGGCGGTGCTGGTGTAATTTTATCAGGTCCTAATCCTGGAAATGCAGGAACAGTAAATACAGGAGGAGGTGCTGGGGGAGGTAGTGGTCTTGCAGCGGTAGCAGGTGGATCAGGCATTGTAATTATTAGAAGATTAACGGCTTGTTCGTGTTCAACTTCAGGAACAGTAACAACTTCTGGAACCGATACAATTCATACCTTTACAGGGCCAGGATCTTTTGTTGCATAGATAATATTATGGCACATTTTGCAAAATTAGGCATCAACGGAAAAGTAATCGGAGTTTTGACGGTGAATAACAGCGATCTACTTAACGCTGCTGGTCAAGAAGATGAAAAAATAGGTCAAGAATACTTGGAAAGAATACATGGTTGGCCAGCATCTATGTGGATTCAAACATCCTATAATACTTCTGCTGGGACTCACCGACTAGGAGGAACCCCCTTCAGGGGTAATTACGCAGGAAAAGGAATGGTTTATGATGAAGATAATGATATTTTCAGAGCCAAAAAAGCACCCTATGCGAATTGGACTTTAAATACGACAACTGCAAATTGGGAAGCTCCAACGCCTATGCCTGACAATGGTAAGCCACACACCTGGAATGAGGCTACTCAATCCTGGGATGAAGAAGTTTTAATCTAGATTAATTTTTCTTAATTCTCTTTATAAATCTTCTATCTTTCACTATAAAAGTAAGAGGAATGCTAAAGAAAGTATTAAGTGAAATAGACCTATATACAGATACGGTTCATGTTATTAAAATTGACCGCAAAAAAATCAAGAACGACATTCTCAACAGCTTTGCTTCAGAAAAGCGTTTAAGTAAAAATAAAAAAGATTATTCCTATCAGGATTTTGAAGTTCCCTTTTCCCTACCTTTACAATGGTTTAAAGATTATATTAGAGATCATTTCAGGGTGGATTATGTCAAAACTTTAATTAATAAAAAAGAATGGGGAAATGTTTATAGTCCAGATGAATCTTCCATTGCTAGGCATCAAGTTGAACCTTTGTTTTTAAGGGGTTCACCAGATTATACTTGTCTTTACGGAGTGGATGTAGCTAACGATTCCTGTGAACTAGTTATTGAATACGATGATAACCGAAGAAAAAACAGAACTTGGCATATTCCTTTAGAAAATAATAAATTTATTATTTTTCCTTCCACACAGCGTTATTTTATATCTCAGAATAAAAGCAAACAAATGAATATTTTTTTAACAATAAATTATGAGTATGTATGAACCTAGAATATTCTTATTGGTGGTTTAAATCCGCTATTCCTCCAAGAATCTGTGATGATATTATTAAATATGGATTAAGGCATCAAGATGGTGTGGCGGTTACAGGAGCGTTAGGCCGAGATAGAGATTTAAAAAAACAACCTTTAAACAAAAAAGAAATTAAAAATTTAAAAAAGAAAAGGGATTCTAATATCGTCTGGATGAATGACCGTTGGATCTATAAGGAAATACAGCCTTATGTAAAGGAGGCCAATCGAAGGGCCAACTGGAATTTTAACTGGGATTGGTCGGAGTCTTGTCAATTTACCAAGTATAAGCCAGGTCAATATTATGGCTGGCATTGTGATAGCTGGGCTGGGGTTTATACTCAGGAGGGTCCCGCTAAAGGCAAGATAAGAAAGTTGTCGGTGACGGTTTCTTTATCCGATGAAAAAGACTATACTGGTGGAGAACTGGAATTTGATTTTAGACAACATGATTCTGATAAACGAAAACAAACACAGGAGTGTAAAGATATTCTTCCCAAAGGTTCTTTAGTTGTCTTTCCTAGTTTTGTATGGCATAGAGTTAAACCCGTAAAGAAAGGAGTAAGGTATTCATTAGTAGTTTGGAATCTTGGATACCCTTTTCAATGAGTAAATTTAACGCAAATGTATATTTTGGAACTCCAGTATGGACCAATGAAGTTCCTGAATTTATAAAACCCATTAATAAATTAGCCGATAAGTATATCAAGAAGGCAAAGAAAGATCTTTTACCCTCCTTAAAAGAGAGAGATAAAATTTATAAAAGAAAACTAGGGGATTTTGGTTTATCTAATCATTCTGTTACTATGATTAATGACCCTGAGGCTAAAGAATTTATAGAGTATTGTGGTAATCGAAGCTATGAATTTTTAGACTGGTGCGGTTTTGATTTAAAAAATCATAGTTTACATTTTACTGAACTGTGGGTACAGGAATTTTCCAGAAAGGGTGGCGGACATCATAATACCCATGTGCATTGGAACCAGCATGTTACGGGTTTTTATTTTTTAAAAGGGAGTGAAAAAACTTCCATGCCTGTTTTACATGACCCAAGACAAGGAGCCATGATGACTAAACTTCCTCAAAAGGAACCCAATAAAATTACCCATGCTAATGAAGCCGTCCATTATAAAGCTAAACCAGGGACCATGGTTCTTATTCCAGGTTATACCCCCCATCAATATCCAATGGATATGGGAGTTGAACCTTTTAGATTTGTTCATTGGAATATTCAATGCGTACCTAAACCTATATCCAATGCAACCAGTTCTCCCAAACCATAAATACCATTCGTTTGGACCCTACCTGGCAGAGATGCCAGTCGATCCTGATTACTGTGCCAGACTTTTAAAGCTAGGAAAAAAATTAAAAAAATATCATGGACAAAATCTAGTGGGTCAAATTGAACATGAATATCTTTATCCTCTAGAAAAAGAACCCTGGATTTTTAATGAATTTCAAATTTATGTTAATACCTGGATAGAGGGGTGGAAAAGATTTTCCAATCGACCTGAATTTAATCCCAAGTACCAACTAACTCAAATGTGGATTAATCGAATGCGAGCAAAAGAATATAATCCTATCCATATTCATACTCATTGTGAGTTATCTTCTGTGCTGTGGCTGGAAGTACCCAAACGGATGCTGGATGAAGCTAAAAAAAAGGAAACGAATGCGGCCAATCCTGGTGCCACTAGTTTTATTCATGGAGAAGATAGATGGAGTGTGGTATCACAAAAACATTTTGCTCCTAGAGTAAATACCTTACTGATTTTCCCTTCCGATTTAAGACACCAGGTCATGCACTTTAATTCAAAGGTCATTAGAACTTCTGTCTCAGGGAATATTAAATTTGAGCAAGATAGAATATGAATTTTAAAAGAAAAAAATATTTAGTGATTAAAAAAGTCATTACTAAAGATATGGCTAATTTTATTTATGGTTATTTTATGATGAAGCGGAGGGTGGCTAAAAAGTTTCTCGATGATCGTTATATTTCGCCTTTTGAGGAAGGATGGGGAATATGGACAGATCAACAAGTTCCCAATACTTATTCCCATTATGCGGATATGGTCATGGAAACTCTTCTAGAAAAAGTTAAACCGAGAATGGAAAAGGAAACAAAACTTAAACTGATTCCCACTTACTCTTATGCGAGAATTTATAAAAAGGGTGATGTTTTAAAAAGACATAAAGACCGTTTTAGTTGTGAAATATCCACCACGATGTTCTTAGGGGGAGATTCATGGGATATCTATTTAGAACCCAATAAAAATGTAGGTAAATCTCCTGATCCCTATGTTCCGACGACCCATAAAGGAATTAAAGTCGGTCTTAATCCAGGCGATATGTTGATTTATTCAGGTTGTGAACTTGAGCATTGGAGAGAGGCTTTTCAAGGAACAAACTGCTGTCAGGTCTTTCTGCATTATAATCAAATTAATTCACCTGGAGCTATAGAAAATAGATTTGATAGTAGACCTTTCTTAGGTCTTCCCTCTTGGTTTAAAAAGTGATACTAGTAAAAAGGGAGTGTCCAGACTCCACCAATCACCCTGGACACTCTCTTTTTAGGAATTTTATATGTTATTAGGAATAGGCGCATTTGCAGAATTTGCATTTTCACAGGGAGGACCTCCTGTTACTTATGTAGTTGTTACAGGAAATGCTCTTGCTTTAAGTACGGGATCCGTCACTATAACAGGTGATACTAATGTCACGGCTGTCAAGAACGCCCTTGCGATTTCAATAGGAAGTGCTACAATTACGGGAAACGCTAATGTTAGTCCTACAGGAAATGCTTTAGCCCTTGCTACAGGGACTTTACAAGCGATAACATGGAGTGAAATTGATCCAGCAGCAACTATGACCTGGACACCAATAGATCCGAGTTAATATTATGGCATCATCGTATTCAACAAATGCACAATTAGAAATTATCACAACTGGTGAAAAAGCTGGTCAATGGGGTGGAATAACTAATACCAATTTACAAATTTTAGAACAAACATCTACAGGAGTCTTAGATGTAGATATATCCGCAGGTAGTTCCACACTTGTTTTAACCGATGGAGCAACTTCAACAGGAAAAAATATTTATCTTCGATTATACGGCACTTTAGCAGCCAACCGAACAATCACCATGCCGGTCACTGCTAAAAGAGTTTGGATCATGAAAGATGATACTGTTAGAGGAACTTCAAATTATACAGTAGGGGTTTTAACCGCTTCAGGAACGACACAACCTATACCACCAGGCGCAACCGTTTTATGTAAATCAAATGGCAGTGAAACCGTAGTAAATATAATTGAAAAAGGATATGTAACTATTACCGATGCAAACAGTCCTTATACTACTGTTGCCGGCGCACAGATTTTAGCAAATACAACTTCAGCCGTTATTACTGTTACTTTACCAGCCGCAGCTTCTACTGGAGATGAAGTAACCATTATCGATGCAAGAGGAACATGGGGATCTAATAATTTAACGGTAGGTCGAAATGGATTACCAATTAATACAGGAACTTCTGATTTAACTTTAAGTAATAATGGGCAATCCATAACGTTAGTTTATGTAGACTCCACACGTGGCTGGGCTTATAAAACTAATTATACTTCATAGGAGCTACATTTATGGCTCTTTTTGAAATGAAATTTCAACCGGGTGTCGACAAGCAAGACACTGCTGTTGGAGCAACCGATCGATGGATCGATTCAGATAATGTGAGATGGAGATATAATCTTCCTGAAAAAGTAGGAGGATGGTCTTCTTTACTGAGCGATACTATTGTAGGAGTGGCACGGAAACAACATTCCTTTGTCGATACCGATGGTAATCGATATGTAGGGATTGGAACCGATAAGTTTTTACTTATTTATTTTGAAGGAGCTTTACATAATATTACCCCTTGGCGCTCTAATAATGCGGGTGCTCAAATTACTTTCACAAGTTCAACCTTAACAACTAATAGCACTTCACCCGGTACTTCTATTACTATAACTACGACTTCTGCTCATTCATTAGAGATAGGGGATATGGTCGTTTTAGATTCTGTGTCGATGCCTAGCGCTTCAAGTTTATCTGCAACTTTATTCGAAGATAAAATTTGTCAGGTTATTTCTATTCCTACTTCAGTTACTTTTACCATTACATCACCAAGCGCTGAAGCGAATGGGTCTGGATCTGATTTAACTTCAGGAAGTTCTGCCATAGTTCAACCTTATCAAAGAGTGGGACCTTCTGAACAAACCTATGGTTATGGATTTGGTGTAGGAAATTATGGAGGAACCATCGCCGGTTCTTTAACAAATACTTTAAATGGAGCTTTATTAGCTGATACTGCTGGAACGGCAGGGTCCGGAACTTCGGTTGCTTTAACTTCTGCAACTGGCTTTCCAGATCCTTCAGGAACTATAGCTGTAGGAACCATTCCTAGCGCAGAGTTAATAACTTATACAGGAGTTTCTACAAACGATTTAACAACCATTACTAGAGGAGCTTTAGGAACCGCAACGGCAGGAACTTCCAATGGGCAAGCTCATTTAACTGGAGCAACTGTTTATGACGCCTCAACGTGGACTGGATATGGAGATGCGGTTAATGCATCCACTGTTACCTTAGAACCAGGACTTTGGTCTTTAGGTAACTGGGGAGAAGTATTAGTGGCAACGATTGCCAATGGTAAAACATTTACCTGGAACTCAGGAGTCGCAGGTTCAGCAAAATTTACAACACCCGCTTCCATGCTCACTACAAATTATGTAACCGCTATTAGTGGAACGGTTGGAAACCCAACCGCCAGTCGACTGACATTAGTTTCTCCAACGACTCGGCACTTAATTCATTTAGGAACTGAAACAACCATTGGAACGAGTTCGACTCAAGACGATATGTTTATAAGATTTTCTAATCAAGAGCAGATTAATGTCTTTGCACCTGCTGCAGACAACAGTGCAGGAACCCAAAGACTTCAAGATGGTACAAGAATTATGGGAGCCATTAAAGGAAAGGAAAATATTCTAGTCTGGACCGACAATGCTTTGTATTCTATGAAGTTTGTGGGTGCTCCTTTTACCTTTGGATTTGAACAGGTTGGTACCAACTGTGGATTACTGGGTCAGAATGCATGCTGTGAAATAGATGGTGTTGCTTATTGGATGGGGAATAATGGTTTCTTCTCTTTTGATGGTACCGTTAACTCGCTATCTTGTTCTGTAGAAGATTATGTCTACGATGATTTTGACACGACTAAAGGACAACAAGTGGCTGCAGGCATTAATAATTTATTCACCGAAGTCATTTGGTATTATCCCACTGAAGGAGCAAGCTACAATGATCGATATGTCGTATATAATTATGGAGAAAAAACTCAACTCCCTACAGGAGTCTGGTATACAGCAACGAATACGAATGCCATTAGAACGACATGGATTGATTCCATTGTTTATCCTAATCCTTATGCAACTCAATTTAATAGTTCTGCAACCGGAACGGTTCCAACTATCGTAGGAGAAACTGGATTAGGACAAACCGTTTACTTTCAACATGAAATAGGAAACGATCAAATTAATCCTGATGGAACCATTACTGCTTTAACTTCTTCTCTACAATCTTATGACTTTGCCGTTCAAACCGATAAAGGCATGGGAGAATATTTTCTATCAATGAGAAGATTTCTTCCTGATTTTAAAACATTAACCGGAACCGCTAAAGTAACATTGGGAGTTAAAAACTATCCATCGGATTCAGTAGCCGATAGTACCTATAGTCCTTTTAGTGTTATTTCTACCTCACAAAAATTTGATACTCGAGCACGAGGAAGATATGCCAATATCAAAATTGAAAATGAAAGTGCTGCAGAAACATGGCGCTATGGAACTTTTCAAGTCGATGTTCAAGCAGATGGGAGAAGATAATGTCAAAAATCGTAGTCAGATTACCCGAGCCTAGAAAAGAGTACACCGAAGATAATCAACGACAAATTAACAGAGCAATTGCTTCAGTTATAGAACAACTTAATTCAACTTATCAGCAACCTGAAAAAAACGATCAAGAAAGGTTTACTTTCTTTTTATCATAATGGCTAACGTATATAAAAATATTCAGGCAGTTATTAGTTCAGCAGGATCAGATGTGGATATGTATACGGTGCCTGATGAAACCACTTCTATTGTTAAATCGATTCAGCTTTATAATACTCATAGTGGGGATTTAGTGGTAGACATCACCGTGTATGATGCATCAAGCACCACTGATTTTGAATACGACACTGTTACGGTTACCGCCGGTGAGAGTGAAACTTTATTGACATCAAGTAATGTTCTTATTTTAGAAGCAGGAGACATACTCAAGATGCAAACGCCCACAACTAATGTTGTAAAAATGACAGCAGCTGTGTTACAAACAAGTCGATCATAGGAAATTATGCCCTTCATAGAAACTAAAGCCAAGAGCGAATACAAGATCATCGATGGTAAAAAAACCCATGTTATTACTCCTGAATGCGAGGTGACCCTCACTAACATTAAAACGGGTAAAGAATATATGTCAGATGTAGAAGCAGACCATGATGTTAATAATCCGAATTCTAACACTAAAAGAGAGCATATAAGAAGAGACGTACATATAAAGGTAGCCCAGGTTGGTCTTGGGGCTGACACAGGAGACCTATAAGGATATTGACGATGCACACAAAAACAAGTAAAGCTATATACTCAGGTGAAATCCCTGCGATTTTCACATATAATCATACATTAAGGAATTAGAAATTATGGCGACTCCACAACTTGTAAAAAACTCTAACGACGGTTCAAGACCAGGATATAATGGAATACTGGATTGGGCAGTAGAGAATTGGAAAGACATCGCTAAAGTTGGAGGTGCAGCAGCCAAATCTTATATAGATTACAAAGATCAGAAACGTAGAAACGAAGTAGAACAAGCTGCTTATAACGAATATTTGAAACAAGTTGAAGCAGCTGGCCAAGAGGCTCAAGCGGCTGTTGACTTGAATCTTATGCCTATGGCAATAACAAATGTCCCTACTACTAAAGCCGATGTTTCAGATTTTACTGCCGTAGCAGCTAGAGGTGGCTTAATGAATTTACCAACAAAACAAAGAAAGAGATATGCCT